CTAAAGTTTATAGTCTATGTGCGTGACGTTTATTGAGTTAGGGGTGCGATTTTTACCGTAGCCGTGACCTCGATAGAAGTTGTATTGAATATTAGATATTGAGGCGTTTATTAAATCCTCTTTATCTTTGCTGGTCATCTTATCCCACACATTGAGTATGAGGTCGTGAGTAGCCTCTATTTGCTCGTGATTGTTTTTATTTTCTTTTTTCCTTAGTTGCTGTCGGTTGTGCTGGTCGAGCAGGTCGTCAGTTTCTTTGATTAGAGCCTGAAATTCATCATCACTCATTAAGTCCATAGCCCATGCTTGCTGATACTTCTTACGTTGTCTCTTAATCTTGTCTACATCAATGACGCTTTGCTCTTCCTGCTCCTCTGTGTCCTCGACATCGACCTCTATTTCGCCGTGCTGGATAAAATCAATAAAAGCTCTCTCTACTTCTTTTGATTGTATCGTGATATTCTCGGCTGACTTATCGCTCCGACATCGGTCACATACATAGCGCTCGTCATAATCTACTGAGCCATTCTTATTTGTCCGTTTGCTGGTGTTGAGTGTGAGCGAGTGCCCACAATTAGGACAGGTCAGCTTGCCTCTGAAAATAGCTGTGTGCTTAATACCTCGTGAGTGCGTGCGCTGTGAAATGCTTTGCATAAAGATATTATAGTCATCTTCACTGATAACAGGCTCGTGCGTATTCTCGACGAACACATCGCCTATATGCGTATGACCACGAGACACAGGCGACGTCAGGACGTAACTAACCAGAGACTTATCCCAACGCTTGCCTTTAGGTGGGTTGTATATCGAATTGTTAAGCTCCTCAGTAATGCCTCTTATACTGACGCCAGCTTTTGCCCTGCTGACGATATAGTCCACGATTTCTTTTTTGTCATTAGGGTAGAGTTTACCCTCAATCTTGTCATAGAAGAACGGTGGCACAGTTGTGTAAATGCCTTTTTCGGTGGCGACCCTGCGCCCCTGTGTTGTTCTCTCTGTGATTGTCGAACGTTCCCACTCAGCCATAGCACCTACCAGCGTTATGAACAACTTGCCTATTGCGCTTGTAGTGTCAAATACCTCTGTTGCTGAACGGAATTTGACGTCTTTCTCTTCAAATATATCTAATAGGCTCATAAGATCACGCACAGAGCGTGTAAGCCTATCTAGTTTGTAGACCAGCACGAGGTCGAACTCGTCTAGTCTGTTGAGTAAATTTTGCAGACCTGCTCTGTCAGTATTGCTGGCAGATTGCCCAGCGTCCACAAAGAACTCGAAATTGTCCCAATCATGAACTTTACAATATGCTTTTAAGCGTTGCTCTTGTCCCTCTATAGAGTAGCCCTCATTGGCTTGCTCTAAGGTCGAGACTCTTGTGTAAATCGCAACTTTTTTTATCATTTCTTATCCTCCTTAAATGCAACTTAATTTAATTATCACAGAACACTATTGAAATCAACCCTTTAAATCTGAAATAGTATTTGCTAAAGTGTTACCTGCTTGACTAAAAATTCTGAAAAGAGGTGCTGAAATTATGAAAAAAGGATTATTTGGGTGTTTAGGCTGTCTCGGTGTTGTGGTTATAATTGTTATCATAATTGCTGTGATTGCAGCCGTTTTTGGTGGTGGCGATAGCTCCAGCTCTAACAAAGATGAAACGAAAGACGCCAAAATAGGCGAAAAGGTAAAAGTTGATGACCTTGAGTACACAATTAACAGTTTTGAAACGGCAGACTCAGTAGGTAATCAATACGTTTCAAGTAATGCTGATGGCAAATACATAGTTGCAGACGTTACAGTTAAAAATAATGGTGATAAAGCTATTACAGTAGACAGTGAGCTGTTCAAATTGCTGAACGGCAAGAAAACAGCTACAGCAGACAGTTCAGCCTCTACTAACGCAAATGCTACTGACGACCCTAGTGACTTAGGTTTCTTCTTAGAACAACTTAACCCTGACAATGAAAAAACAGGGAAAATTGTCTTTGACGTATCTGAAAAAACAGCTCAATCAGACAAATTAAAATTACAAGTGAAATCAGGTTTCTTCGGTAATGAGAAAGCTAACATAAAACTAAAATAGTGCATTTTGACCTCACAGGCCTTGTGGGGTTTTTTGTTATCTACACATTGTTAGCTCTAAAAAAGTTGATGTAGCTGTCAGGCGTTCTCAGTTGTGACTCTGATAGATGCTGCGTGATGCCACTGCCCAGGCAATGCTCAAGATGGCACATTGAGACCTTAACAGCTTTAAAACTCATATTGAAAGTGTTAGCTATTTCATATGAGCTTTTCCCCTAAATTCGTAGCGTTTATGCAATGGAAATAGCAAATTTCCTGCAAACGTATCAGCCTCAAACTCTTCTCTTGTATATTCGATATTAGCGCTGTCTTTGTCATATATAGACTTGCCCATATGATGGAGTTTGATATGGCCATACTCATGTGCGAGTGTAAAACGCACACGTTTAGAGTACCTCAATGCGTTATACACTATGTAGGACTTTTTCCCTTTTCTAAAGTGGAACGCCTCATATGACTGACCTATGTTAAAAACATCAGACCGACTAACACCTGCAATTTTGGCAAACTCGCCAAAAGTTAAAAGTACAACGTCGGGGTCATTCATGATGATGTTTTTTATCGGCACAGGGTAATCTGTCTCAAGTTCGAGCACTTGGTTCGCTGCTTCAATCGCACTCGTAAACGCCTCAAATTCTTCATAATTCAAATATAAAACTCCCTTAATGATTAGTTACTTATCATCTTTTGTCATTTCTTCCCAATTTTCAAAGAACGCCTCAAATACTTTGATAGCTTTTTTCCTATCTTCTTCGCTCATGTTTTGAGCAGCACGTTGCATGATACGAATATCTTGAGACATTTCAATGTCAGATGGTTCTGTTGTATCATCGGCCAAAAATTCCAAAGAAACATTGAAATAATTCGCCACTTTCTTTAAGTTCTCGACGCTAGGGCTACTTTTAGCCCAACGTTTAATTTGCCCATTAGAAATACCTGTTTCACGTTCTAAGTGAGCTATAGAAATTCCCTCATTATCACACATGTTTTTTATTTTCTCATATAAATTCAAAATTTTTTACTCCCTTTGAAACACTGTCATAACAACGGTTAGCTAATTATCTAACTACCTTTTAGCGAAAAAGTTAAATTTTATGGTTGCATTATAGCTAATTCTCTATTATAGTATGACATGTGCTTTTGATTAGCTTACAAAAACAGCAAATAAATTTTCAGTTCGCCAAAACTTTAAAGGTTAATTATATGACTGTTTATGTAAGGTTCAAACACGTAGAAACTAAAAGCAATACTCAAAAAATGCAATCCCATTCAACGGGATAAGTATGTCTTATTAGCTAATTATTACATTTTTAATATTAGCATATTAGCTAATTCTGTGTAAAGGGTTTTCAGAGACATTTTAGAGTATACGCTAAAAAGGAGGTAGAAAAATGAGCAATTTCGGTTCAGATGTATTTGAAGAGCTTGAACGTAAAGGCATAACTCAAAGACAGTTAGCCCAAGCGTTAGGCATATCTGCGCCATACTTGAATGACATTTTAAATGGTCGTCGAGAGGCCACATTGCAGAAAGAACGAATTAAAGCGTATCTAAAAGAGAAAGAGGGTGTTAAACATGGCCAACGATAAGAAAAGCCCTGAAGAGTACATGCCCCAGAGAGTAGCTCAGTTTTGGTACGAGTTCATGAAAGCGAGGGGTTATGTGTAGTGAAAACCTTAACGACAAGTTTTTATACAGTGACTTTGTCAGTGGCTATCGGTTTAGCAGTTGCGATGATGTTTGATGTTTATATCGGAACAGTTGTCTCATTTGCAGTCGGTGCTATGACAGAGCTCACATTCTCAGAAATGGAAGAAAACAAAAAAGGTCTCACTCGCTCCAACGAGTAAGACCGAAGTAATTTGAAATAAAAGTGTATGTACATTGTAAAACAAAATAGGAGGTAGCGCAATGTTAGAAAAAATTATGGCAGAAATCAGAGACGAGCTTAAACGTTCTAACGATTTGAAATCTAAACAGTTGCAGGACTTCATGAACACAGCAGAGGAGCCAGCAGGTTGGACTCAGTTGCCAGCAGAGCCTAAGGAAGATGAGGCAGCAGCTAAGGAAGAGCCAAAACAAGAAGAGGAACCAGCAACAACTGAGGCACCTGACGAGGCTACATTCAAGAAAGCTATTGCTCAAATCATCAAAGGTGGCACATCTGAGCAGAAAAGTGCTGTTAAACAGATGATTAAAGACGCAGGCGCAAGCAAAGTAAGCGACGTTCAAGCTGACAAGCGTCAAGAAATCATCGATAAAATCGAGGCACTGTAATGAGCAGCCTAAACCACTCAAGCAGAAAGCACGCATATTTGTCAGCGAGTAGTGCCAATCAGTGGTTGAACTGTCCTCCCAGCATTAAAGCAAGTGAGGGCATAGGCGATAAGACGACAACATTTGCAGAAGAGGGGACATTCGCTCATGAGCTGTCAGAGTTATATTTCAGCAACTTATATGAGAATTTAAGCGATGCAGATTTTAAAAAGCAGCTAGAACGGTACAAGCAAAACGAATATTACTCAGAAGAGTTAAGAGAATACGTTGAGCAGTACGTCGATATTGTCGAGGAAAAAGTCAACGAGGCAAGAGCTCAAGACGAGCCTATCTTGTTTTTTGAACACAGACTAGACCTCACACGATATGTGCCCGAGTCATTCGGTACAGGCGACGTAATCATCTATTACAACGGCACAGTTGAGATTGTAGACCTCAAATTCGGCAAAGGCGTCGAGGTGTCAGCCCTTAACAATCCTCAGTTAAGGCTGTACGGGCTAGGTGCCTATGAGCTACTCAAAGACTTTGAGGACATTCACACAATCAAGACAACAATTATACAGCCGAGATTGCATAACGTATCATCTGAAAGCATGACAGCTGACGACTTAGTCAGTTGGGGGCTTAACGTAGTTAGGCCTCAAGCCTTGAAAGCCATTGAGGGTAAAGGCGAGTTCAAACCAGGCAACCATTGCCGATTTTGCAAGATACGCCACTCATGCAGAGCTAGAGCAGAGGCAAACTTGAACGCCAGCAAAGAGCTGACGACCCCAACGACGCTCACTGACGACGAGCTTGCTGAGCTACTTCACAAACTACCTGATATTAAACGCTGGGCTAGTGATGTTGAAGAGTATTGCAGAGAGCAGGCGCTTGAAAACAATCGAAATTTTGACGGCTGGAAAGTGGTCGAGGGCAGAGCAAGCAGAAAATATGTTGATAACGAACAAGTTTTTGAAAGGCTCAAAGAGCACTACGACCCTAAAGAAATATCAGAAACAAAAGTGTTAAGCATATCTAAACTAGAGAAACAAATCGGTAAGAAGAAAGTCGCTGAGCTATTAAGCGACCTAGTAGAAAAGCCTCAGGGCAAACCGACGCTAGTGACTGAGGACGACAAACGTCAACCTATCACAGACAGTGCTGAAAGTGATTTTACTGAGTTTATTAATAAATAAAAGGCTACGGCCATTAATACTATATTATGCAACAAATCAGACTATATTATAAATCAAATTTAAAGGAGTTTTTCACAATGGCAGAACAATTAAAAACAAGAGTAATGATATACGCAAGAGCGAGCTACGCACACATTTTTGAGCCTCAAGCAATCAATGAGGGCGACGAACCTAAGTACAACGTGAGCTTAATTATCGACAAAAATGACGAGAAGTCAATCAACAATATCAAAAAAGCAATTGAGAACGCTAAGCAAAACGGTAAGGAAAAATTCGGTGGTAAGATACCAGCTAACCTTTCAACGCCTTTACGTGATGGCGACACAGACAGAGAGGACGACGAGGCTTATCAAAACGCTTATTTCTTAAATGCTAAGACGAAACGCAAGCCTCAAGTATTAGACATGGACGGTCAACGTACTGACGACCCTGACGAGGTTTACAGTGGTTGCTATATCCGAGTAACAGTCAATTTCTACCCTTATTCTGTATCAGGAAGTAAAGGCATTGCGTGTGGATTAGGCAATATCATGAAAGCTAAAGACGGCGAGCCGTTAGCTGGTGGAGGCGCTAAAGCTGAGGACGAGTTCGCAGAGTTTATCGACTTCGACGCTGACTTTGATGAGCTCCTTGAAGATTAATAAACAGTGGAGGCCTTGAGCCTCCTATACATATTAAAGGAGGGATAAAGCAAAATGTATGCAAAAGAAGTAGGGCAATTCTTAAAAGGTAAAAGAAAAACGCTAGGTATCACAACTAGCGAGTTAGGTAAACTTACAGATTTGTCTCAGCCTTATATTTCAGGTATTGAGAATGGGAATAAAGGACAAAAAGCCAACGTGTACGCAATTATTAAAATCATATTTGGTCTAGCGCCTAATAATCTAACTAGAAACCATTTATTAATGGAATACATGAAAGTTGACAAAGACCTGCAAACCATAGACCTAAAAATACTAAATTCTTTAATAAGCAGTGAGGTCTATACTGAATGACAACACTAAGCATAGACGTAGAAACTTACAGCAGTTTTGATTTAAGGAAAACAGGCGCGCACAGATATGTAGAGGCACCTGACTTTGAAATATTAATTATCGCATATGCAATCGACGGCCAACCTGTTAAATCTATAGACATGTACGACATAGATGAACAGCTATACAAAGAGTTTAGGGGCTTACTGTTCGACCCGCAAGTTACAAAATACGCGTTCAACGCCGCCTTTGAACGAACGGCCTTATCAAAACATTTTAAGGCTACAATGCCACCTGATGAATGGGTGTGCAGCATGGTCAACGCGACAAGAGTCGGGTTGCCTGCATCACTTGAAATGTGCGCCGAAGTATTAGGCATAGACATGCAAAAGGACGCTAAGGGTAAGAACTTGATTAAGTATTTCTCAATGCCCTGCAAACCTACAAAGGTAAACGGCGGGCGCACTCGAAACTATCCTGAGCATGACTCTGAAAAGTGGCAGCAGTTCATTGACTATTGTGAGCAAGACGTAAGAGTCGAAATGGCCATAGCAAATGAAATCAGCAGCATTGACTATCCTGACTCAGAGCAGCATTTATGGACGATTGACCAACATATCAATGACAGAGGCGTACACATAGACGAGCCACTCATGCTAGGGGCTTACAAACTAGATGAGATAAGCAAATCAGACCTTATGAGGCAAGCCAAGCAACTAACAGGCCTAGACAATCCGAACAGTACGCAGCAACTTTTAGAATGGTTTGAGGAGCAAGGGCTTGAGATTGATAATTTACGAAAAGCCACAGTGGACGAGTACCTGCAGAAAGCCACAGGCAGAGCTCACAAGATGTTAGAGCTGCGACAACAGATGAGCAAGACCAGCGTTAAGAAATATAACAAAATGTATGACATGGCTTGCGAAGATAATCGGATAAGAGGCATGTTCCAATTTTACGGTGCAGGCACAGGACGATGGTCAGGACGCGGCGTACAAATGCAGAACCTCACTAAACACAAAATGACTGATGAAGAGCTAGACATAGCAAGAGAGTCAATCAAACAGCAGGACTTTGATTGGTTAGACCTAGCACTCGATTACAACTATCAGGATATACTCAGCCAGCTTGTCAGAACGACATTCACAGCAGAGCAAGGCTATCAGCTAGCTGTCAGTGACTTCTCAGCCATTGAGGCAAGAGTCATTGCATGGTATGCAGGCGAGCAGTGGCGCTTAGATGTGTTCGATACTCACGGCAAGATATACGAGGCGTCAGCGTCTCAGATGTTTGATGTTCCTGTAGAGAGTATCGGCAAAGACAGCCCATTAAGGCAAAAAGGTAAAGTGGCCGAACTTGCACTCGGTTATCAAGGAGGTGCAGGCGCACTCAAGTCAATGGGAGCCCTAGACATGGGCATTGCTGAGGACGAGCTCAAGCCCCTAGTTGATAGTTGGCGAGAGGCAAACCCAAATATCAAGTCATTTTGGTATAACTGTCAGAACGCAGCAATCAGAGCTATTCGCAGTGGTAAGCCACAAGTGGCAAACGGGGTTAAATTCTACAAATACCGTGACCACTTAATACTAGAGTTGCCAAACGGCAGAAATATCGTATATAGAGACGCAAAGACAGCACAGAACAGCTGGGGCTCAACAGTCGTTGAGTTTCAAGGCTTAGATATAAATCGTAAATGGACGACAGTCAAAACATACGGAGGCAAGCTGGTCGAGAACATTGTACAAGCTACAGCAAGAGATCTGTTGGGCGTATCAATGGCAAGGCTCGAGAAACAAGGTTACAAGATAGTGGCTCATGTGCACGATGAACTTATTCTCGAAGTACCTGACGACGGGCACGACCATTTGAAAGATATAGAGGATATTATGAGCCTGCCTGTTGATTGGGCTGAGGGCTTGAACCTAAACAGCGACGGCTTTGTGAGTCCGTTCTATATGAAAGACTAAAGGAGGTAAAACATGGGCGCACTAGATGGCGTGAGCGAGTGGGGCACTTACAAGGTGCCTGTCAAGCTCACTGTTGAATATGACGCAGAGGTTACAGTCACAGCGAACAATTATGACGATGTATTAGAAAAAGTAGACGAATATATAAGCGAATATTATGACGACATGGCAAGCGACGTTATGGCCATGACAGGAAAATCAGAGTTAAGGAATTGGGAGGAGCGATTTTAATGGCAATCAAAACAATATACACGCCTGAGGGCGAATATGAGCTCACAAGAGAACAAGCTACGGCATTATGGAATAGAGGAATTACTTTTGCACAGGTACAGCAGCGTGTTGATGAGGGTTGGGACTTTATGGACGCTATCCTGTTAAGCAAAAATTACTACATGTATGAGGGCGACATTTGCCTCAGATATTCAGATAACATTAGAGTGCTCTACATTCCGTTATATGTGATTGACCGTATCGGAATAGATTACAACGATACAGGCCGACTATTCTATAACTTGAGCATGGGCAAGAGCCTAAGAAACGCAGTATCTAACATGAACAACGGTTTGCTTGATAGAAAACTATCACAAGAGCTTGAGGCTGTTGACGACACAGAGCTAGTGAAAGACAGACAAGTCGCACGTATGCGCAGCAAGGCAAGAGCCAATGAGAGCAAACGTCTAGCAAGAGCTGAGAGAGCTAAGCAGCGTGATATGGAGCGCAGACCTCACATGTACGACGGTACACCTCAGCAGCACACAAGAGACGCATATACAGAGTATCTAATGCAAAATGATATATTCCCTAAGGTGGTTAAATAGATGACAAGAATACACATGCTAAATATTGGCGACATTGTTTCTTTTGAATACCCTGTCGACTCAGGCGAAGAGACTACAGCAGAAGTGACTGAACTACACTACGACGTTATGAGTGCTACGGTTTACGATGGAACTGAAACGTATCACATAGACGACTCACTGAAAATCACAGTGCTGACACCAGCAGAGGACGCTAAAGAGAAACACTATCAGAGCAACACAGAGGACGGCATAGACCTTATAGACTTTTGGCATATGCAAATGACGGCCGAAGAGTTTCAAGGGGCTATGAAGTCGCAAATAAGCAAATATGCTGTGCGTTTAGGTCGTAAAGATGACCGTATCGAGGAACTTAAGAAAATTGAGGACTATGCTAGACGCTACAGAGAGAAACTGGAGGCTGAATAAATGACAAAGACTATATATATTGCAGGCGACATGTTAAGTCACGGCCAGCAGTTACGCAGAGCTTATGAGAAATCAGCATTTAAGCAATTAGGCTATGAGGTCTACAACCCTCAAGATGATAAGAGTATTAATGACAAATCAAGCGCAGACCAGCAAGGACTGGCAGAGCGTATTGTGGCAAACGACACAAGAGGCATTGAGAACGCAGATATTGTCGTGCTGGATTATTTAACACACGCACAAGGCACGATTTGCGAGCTGGGGTACATTCAGAAATTGAAACGTGAAAAGCCTGAGCTTGAGGTATATGTGCACTGTACAGATGTTAGACAAGGCACAGGTCACATTCCTGCTGAGCAGGACAGAGCAGAGTTTTCAATTAATCAGTACGTTTACGGCGTGATTTTAGAAGTGACTGAGGGCAGAGGCGTTCAGGACTTTGAAGAAATAATGAAGGAGCTGAGTGTCGGTGCAAATTAATGAAATAGCTGAAAAACTAGAAGAATTTGAAAACGAAATGCTCAGACTCAAAAAACGCAACAGGCAACTCGAAGAACTGGCACGAGCTCAGCAGGACAGACTCAATAATATCTATGAGGCGTCGGCTAAAGCACAATATGAGGCTAGTTTGTGGCGTAAACGCTTTGAGGCTGTTGAGAGTTACGTTGCTTTAAAACTTGAAATGACACCAGGCAGCGATCAATACAGAAAAGTGGCAATACAGATTAAAGAGCAGATGAAAAAAGACTTGCATGAATTATATTAAGCAAGCGTTAGAGGCTAAGGGCGTGAAAGCGTCAATCATAAGGAGGAATAGCAAAATGGAAAACATGCAAACATTAGTAGAAAACATAGAAGATTGGTCAGTAGATAAAGGGTTAAACAATTCAGACCCTAACAAGCAAATGCTTAAAGTAGTCGAAGAGATTGGCGAGTTAAGTCAAGGCTTAGTAAAAGATGACAGAGACCAAGTTATCGACAGCATAGGCGACGCAGTTGTGACACTTGTCATATTATCTCAACAGCTAGGCTTAACGCTTGAGCAGTGCACAGCGTACGCATACAACGAGATTAAAGACCGTAAAGGCGAAATGCGCAACGGTTCATTTATCAAGGAGGCTGACCTGTAATGACTGATTTAATCAATGCAGCTTTTCATGGCATAACTATCGCATTACTACTGTTACATTTTGTAGACGTTAAACATCAAGCAAAAATCAATAAAATGCAAAATCGCAGAATAGATAATCTTCAAAGAAAAGTAAATAAGCCTCAAGACGGTTTTAACAAGGAGGACACAAACAATGACAGAAAATAACCTATATACATTTAAAGCAAATTGCTACGGCGTAGTAGACGGCGACACAATTGATGTGATGATTGATTTCGGATTCGATATTTGGGGGGACAGACGATTGAGATTATTGAACGTCGATACGCCTGAACGAGGACAAGAGAATTACACAGAGGCTACTGAGTTTGTGAAAGATAAAGTGTTTAATCACGATGTGCTGGTGCAGACACACAAAGATGACAATTTCGGTCGTTACTTAGCAAATGTTTATTACCTAAATGGCACAGAATATAGACTGCTTAATGATGAGATTAAAAAGAGTGGGCTATTAAAACCAAATTCTAAATGGAATGAGGAGTGATGGCGAGTGGATTTAATCAAACCTTGTCCGTTTTGTGGAGGACAAGCGGATATGAGATATAGTTTTGATAAAGCATTGATTGAGTGTTCAAATACCAAATGTAAAATACAACCTTCTACATGGTTGCGAGTTGAAACTGATAGTGTAGATAAATTAGTTAAGATATGGAATACACGAAATTATAAGGGGTGATGGCGAGTGATACCGAAACACTTTTTCAATGACGTTAGGTTAACTGAAAGCAGCATTAAAAAAGCTAGAAAATACTTTTATGATGGTTCTTTAAAGAGAATTGATGAGGTGTTGAAAGGTGAGACATTTCTAAATGATGAAAATGATGTAAAAGATTTTATCGTGTTTGAATTAAACAATGCTAAAAGCACTTTATTAGGCGATAACGACTACAAACCTTATTTTTTACAACATGCGTACTACATTCAGACGGGTGAGAGTTTATCTCTTATGTACAATTAAAGGATTGATGGCGAGTGAGTATTGTAAGAATTAGAAAGTAAAATCGACGACAGAAATGAATGGGCTTTACTGAAAATGGAACAGGAGGTCGAGTAATATGCTAAGAACAGTACAAGAGCTAGAGGACAAATACAACCTAGCAAGACACTACACAACGAAACTGAGAGACCCTAAGAGGCTGAAAGCATTACAAATGCGATTAGGCCTCAGCACTGAGGACATGAGCCTAATAGAGCAAGTTATAAAAGATGACAGCATCATAATGCCAAACGACTATGCAGACCATGAGCAAATAGATATATAAGGAGGAGCATTTCAATGCTAATAACAATAAAAGAATTAGAGGATAAACACAATATTTCAGGACATTATCAAATCATGGTAGATGATGAGGATATGAGCGATGAAGATTTTGATGAGATAAGCCATGCTCTAAGTGAGATAGCGCAGCACTTAATCATAGTACCGAGCATGAGTGCAGACCACACAACGATTGAAATAGATTAAGGAGGAGCATATCAATGCACGAATTAGACAATATCACGCCATTAGAGCAGCTACAATACGATGGTAAAGTGACATATGCACAAGCGACAAGCAGGCTATCAAGCTATTGGCGTAATACTGAGAAGAGCTGGAGCGAATTATTGCAAAAGCTCTCAGTGACTACTAGAACACAGGAAACTATCGCAGAATACAACACAATGAAAAAGGCTGAGCAATCAGAAATTAAAGACGTGGGAGGTTTCGTCGGAGGTTATCTCAAAGAAGGTAAACGCCGTAAAGGCTATGTAATGAACCGTTCAATGCTAACACTAGACATTGACTTTGCTGACGAGAACATGGACGAAATCATCGAAATGTTTTTCAGTCATGCCTATGCTGTCTACTCAACGCATAAGCATAGAGCCACTACGCCACGCCTGCGCTTTGTTGTCCCTCTTAAAAGACACGTCAACGGCGACGAGTATGAGGCTGTAGCTCGTAAGGTTGCTGAGTCAATCGGCATTGATTACTTTGACGACACGACCTATCAGCCTCACAGGCTCATGTATTGGCCAAGTACAAGCGCTGACGCTGAGTATCTGTTCACGTACCAGGACGCACCTTTCATTGACCCTGACGACGTGCTGGCTGAGTACAAAGACTGGAAAGACCCTCTCGAGTGGCCATATTCAGAACGTGAAACAGCAAGCTACAAACGCTTAGCAGATAAGCAAGGCGACCCACACAATAAACCAGGTATCGTTGGTGCTTTCTGTAGAGCCTACGACATACACGATGTGATCGAGCATTACTTATCTGACGTCTATGAGCAATATGACGACACACGTTACACATATGTAGGGGGCTCAACAGCTGGGGGCTTAGTTATCTACGAGAACGGCAAATTCGCCTACTCTCATCATGGTACAGACCCAGCAGGGGGCGAGCTATGCAACAGCTTTGACCTGTTACGTGTGCACAAGTTCGGCATACAGGACGAAGAGACGCCTGAAGATACGCCAATCAATCGTATGCCATCTTACATTTCAATGCAGAAACTCGCACAGAACGACGGCGAGGTTAAAATCAACATGATGATGGAAACCTACGAGGCTGAGGACGAGTTCAGCGACTACATTGACAAGGCTGAACGTGACGAGCGCAAGGAGCGCTACAAATGGGCGACACAGCTCGACGTGGATAAACAAGGTAATGTGTTGGCTACAACGCCTAACATAGGGCTCATATTACGTCATGATGACAAGCTCAAGGGCAAGATTGCCTATGATGAGTTTAACAACAGATTGAGCATATTAGGCTCAACGCCGTGGCGCAAAGAGGACACAGTGAGCTATTGGCGTGACGCTGATGACGCAGGCCTGCGCATTTACTTAGAGCAGGAACACGGTATTTACAATAGAAGTAAAACAGATGACGCTGTGAACGAAATCGCTACAGAGAACAAGTTCCACCCTGTCAGAGATTACCTCGACAGTGTTGAGTGGGACGGTGTCGAAAGATTAGACACGTTATTCATTGATTATTTAGGCGTGGAAGATACAGAGCTCAACAGAGCTGTGACGAGAAAAGCCTTTACGGCTGGTGTGGCACGTATTTATCAGCCAGGCATTAAGTTCGACTACATGACGACGCTATACGGTGGCCAGGGTCAGTACAAATCAACAGTATTGCGCAAAATGGGTGGCGCATGGTTCAGTGAGTCACTTACAAGCGTGACAGGCAAGGAGGCCTATGAGGCATTGCAGGGCACGTGGCTTATTGAAATGGCTGAGCTGGCTGCTACTAAAAAAGCAGAGGTTGAGGCGATTAAACACTTTATAAGTAAACAGGTCGACTCATTCCGTGTAGCTTACGGCCGACATGCTGAGGACTTCCCTCGTCAATGTGTTTTCTTCGGAACAACGAACAAAATAGATTTCTTACGTGATGAAACGGGAGGGCGTCGTTTTTGGGCGTTAGCCGTAGATAAGCGCAACGCTAGCAAGAGCATTAATGAGCTAGATGACGCTAAGCTCGTAGGTCAGATGTGGGCAGAGGCGAAACAGCGCTACAATGACGGCGAAAAGCTGTACTTGCCTAGTCACTTAGAGGACAAAATGGGCGAGCGTCAGGCTGTACATACAGAGGAAAGCGTGTATCAAGGTATCGTTGAAGAGTTCATCGACACGCCTATCCCTTACACACAGGACTACAGCTGGCGTGACTTAGACCTAGACACGAAACGTGCTTATATTCAGTCAGGCAATCCTGATGTATTACCTCAAGAGCCAGTAGGCTATGAGTATAGAGACCGTATTTGCGTCTCTGAGGTATGGTGTGAATGTTTAGGAAAAGACAAAGGTAACTTCCCTAGAATGACTCAAACTGAATTGAAATCAGTGCTAAAAAATCTAAAAGGTTGGGAACCTTATACGGGAAATAATCGAGGCAGATTAAGATTTGGCTTAGGATATGGAGCTCAAAAAGCATTTTCAAGGGTTGAAAACGAGTAAAATTACATGATTACTGCGTTGCCACCCGTTGCCCTGATTTTTGGAGTTGGGACACGGGGCAAGCCCTTGAGCCTGTAAGGTTGAGGGGCTAGCGTTGCCCTCGTTCCATAAAAACTGCCATCTTCTCAAAAACCACTCACAGGCAATTTTCTGCGTTGCCCTGCTTTAGGGACACGCAGCCAAAACTGCGTTGCCACGCGTTGCCACGCGTTGCCCTGATTAGCACGTCTGGGCAACGGGCTCAGCCCTTATATGTCAAGGGGTTAAGCCTTGCTGTGTCCCTCGTTCCATTTTTTTCCCTAATAGAGTTAAAAATAAGTATAGGGGATAGAGAGAGTGTAATAATATACCCTGTACTCCCTAACACGTATTTTTATAAGTTTGGCGAAAAAATTCAGCGATTTTTGGGACACGCAAGGGTTCAGCCTTACGGGCAGTAGGTGTGAGGGCAGTTGCCGAGTAATATTACACTTTTATTGATTGTAAAACTACACGATTTTAAGGAATTGATGAAAAATGAGAGAAAGCAAAATCGAAGAATATCTTAAAAATGAAGTTGGGAAATATTCAGGGTTATGTCTGAAATTTACATCATCTGTTTCAGGTGTTCCTGACAGAATTGTGATACTTCCTGAAAATAGAATTTATTTTGTTGAGTTGAAACAGGAAAAAGGTCGACTCTCAAAAATACAAAAATACATGCACAGACAATTTAAGAAAAGGGGCGTACCTGTTTACGTTCCATATTCAAAAAGTGACGTCGATAAATTTATAGAGGAGGTGTGCAAACATGTCGATTGATTTTAAACCCTATGACTATCAGGCTTATGCGATAAATAAGATTATAGATAACAAAAGGTTTGGGCTCTTTTTAGACATGGGACTTCGGCAAAACAGTCTCAACGCTAACAGCAATAGAGCAACTCAAATATGATTATCTTGATGTAGACAAAGTGCTGGTCATAGCTCCTAAGCGTGTAGCAGAGGACACATGGGCTCAGGAAGTCGAGAAGTGGACGCATTTAACTCATTTAGATGTTTCGCTTGTGCTTGGCACACCTAAGCAGCGAGAGCAGGCGCTAGAGAGAAATGCAGACATATATGTCACGAACAAAGAAAACACGAAATGGGTATGTGAAAGATTTAAAAAAGATTGGCCGTTCGATATGGTCGTAATTGACGAGTTATCTACTTTCAAGAACTCAGACAGCCAACGCTTTAAGATACTTAAAAAGAAATGGCCATTGTTTGACAGGTTCGTAGGACTTACAGGAACGCCAGCACCTAAAAATATCATGGACTTATGGGCTCAGCTATATTTGATTGACGGGGGCGAGCGTTTAGGAAAGTTCAAAACACATTTTAGGCAAAAATACTTTTATCCAACTCATAAGGTTGCTGAGGACACATTCAACTGGGAACTGAAAGACGGTGCGAAAGATGAAATCTACAAAATGATTAGCGACGTAACCGTCAGCATGGAAAGTAAAGACTATTTGAAAATGCCTGAACGTGTCGACACAGTCAAAGAGGCCAAGTTAAGTAAAAAAGAGCGAGCCTTGTATGACGAGTTAGAGCAGAACATGGTCATAGAGAACGACATAGACGACGAAAAAGACATAGTGGCATTAAATTCAGCCAGCTTGAGTGATAAGTTGTTACAAATGTCTAACGGAGCCGTATATGCTGACGATGGCTCTATTACTCACATACATGATAAGAAACTAGAGTTGCTAGACGAGATAATCGAAGAGTCGCAAGGCCAGCCAATACTTGTTATGTATAACTACAAACATGATAAGGAGCGATTATTGGAACGCTACAGCTTTGCTGAGACCTTAGACAGTGACGACTATATGGAGCGCTGGAACAATGGCGAAATACAAATGCTTATCACACACCCAGCAAGTGCAGGGCATGGGCTCAATTTACAGTATGGAGGTTCAATCATGGTTTGGTTTGGCCTAACTTGGAACCTTGAATATTATGAGCAGGCCAACGCTCGACTTTACAGACAGGGGCAAAAGAAAACGACTGTTATTCATCATCTACTTACTGAGAACAGCATTGACCAAAAAGTCTATGAGTCACTCAAAAATAAGAAACTGGATCAGACTGAACTCATGAACGCAGTAAAAGCACGTTTATTTTAATTCTAAGGCCTCTCAGCCTCCACACATTGAACATAAATACAAAATAGGATAATTACCCTACAAATAACTTAAAAGCTAAAATAAGGGGTTTAAAATAGATTATACGCTACGGAGGTTAAGACATGAAAATATATCAAAAGTTACTTGAGATTTTAATATACACAGTTTTTACAGCAATTATTCTAGGAATAGCATTGATGGTACTAGGGTTGTTGCTTGCAGGAATACAAAGCATTTACACATTCTTATTCTAGGAGGCCAAACCATGCAAGAATTGAAAAAGGTTGACTATGCAAAACTAGAGGACTACATCGAAAACTTAGACAGATACAGAGAAGAGTTGAAGTTCAGAGAATATGAGCTCATGAGTAACCATGAACCTGACAACCCTGAGGGTGGCAAAGCAAATTTTGTTAGCAATCCAATCGAGCAACATGTCATCAAATGCAACCAAGACGCACAATATAGACGCTTGCAGGACGTTGTGAACGGTACTGAAAGATATTTGAGTCAATGTGACGATGAAACAATCGAGATATACAGGCTTAAGTTTTGGGACAAGCCTTTTGATTGCAACACATGGAACGCTATTGCTGACAGATACTACATAAGCCATTCAGGTATGAGACGATTTAAAACAGCACAACTTGAAAAATTAGCAAAATTTATCGGCTATGTTTAAATTTGGTTTTTTTACCTATGGAAAACCAGGAATTTAGGGGTTATTATGGTAATGTGTTCAAAAAAGATGAACACTAGCAGTGATTACGGATAATCTTGGCTTGTTTATTCGACTTCTTCTAATTTTATATTGCGACATAGACCTAATTTTTCTTTTATTACATTCTTATTTTACTCCTTTAAGTCGGCTGAGAGCACCTCAGTCGGCTATTTTTATGTTATGCTTTTACAAAATGTATTTATTGGATATAAAGCAAATATCAACAAAAAAAGGAGAGAACGGACATGTCACAAGAGTTATTTCTTTCAAACATTTCGTATTTAGTAAATAAGAAAGTAAAGGTCAAGCAAACAGATAAAGAGAACGCAGTAATGAGACAGGTTATCGCTAACACTTTAGCTGAATTAAATCACAAATTAAGCGATGACGACATAATTTTCACTTATGCTACAGATATAGACAGAATAAAGTTAAACCCTGAGGATAAATTCACAGAATTAGCCAAGGAACGTGTAGCAGTATTCACGAAAAGTGGCCTTTTTATTGAGGCTGTATATGATTTCGATGAAGATTCGGCATTTATTTCTCAGATAAGAAAAAGAACAATTGAAGTAGTAAAACCGATATATCAGCACGTTGGTAGCCCAGGTTTGATTGTTGAAGAATTTGAGGAAATAGACCATTTAACATTTAGATTTAGTGACAACCGTGAGTATATAACGCTACACAAACATGATTATTCAGGGAATAAGACTATAAAAGAAATTTACCTAGCATTTATTGAACAATTAAAATAAACAGATTTCCCCAGCACCCATTGAGGTGCTTTTTTTATACATGAATTTAACAAGTTATTAACGTGAAAGAGGTGGTATTTGGCATGGCACGTCAAACATTATACGAGAAACTAGAAATTAAAGACAAACTTGAATTAGTCGAGGGTTGGAAAAGAGACGGCCTTACAGATGAGCAGATTGCTCACAATTTAGGTGTATCTAAGCACTCACTTATCAAGTGGAAAAAAGAGAAACCCGACTTTTCAGACGCCATAAAGAAAGGCAAAGAGGTTTCAGACTATGAGCTAGAGAACGCTCTACACAAGAGAGCAACAGGTTATTATTACAAAGAGGAAACAGTGACAAATAAAGGCGATGTAGTCGAGATAGAGAAGTACGAACACGCAAACCCTACCAGCCTAATATTCGCACTGAAAAACAGGCTACCAGCTAAATATAGAGATAAGGTTGAGCAAGAAATTACTCAGCGTAACATTGATTTGAATATCGGAGCTTACGACGATGACGACGGCGACAATTAATCTTAATTTTCCTAAGCCAGCAAAAGTGTTTAACAGAAATATTTTCAATATCCTAACAGACTACAGCCATTTCACAGAGGTGCATTATGGTGGTGGTTCGTCAGGCAAGTCGCACGGCGTAGTTCAGAAAGTCGTGCTCAAAGCCTTACAGGATTGGAAATACCCACGCAAGATACTATGGCTCAGGAAAGTCGGAGCAACGATTGCAGACAGTTTATTCCAGGACGTTAAGGGCTGTCTGGTCGATTTCAAGATATGGGACTTTTGCGAGTGGAACAAAACAGACAATCGTATCACATTGCCTAACGGGGCTGTGTTCCTGTTTAAGGGCATGGATAATAGCGAGAAAATCAAATCAATTAAAGGTATCAGTGATGTAGTCATGGAAGAGGCCTCAGAGTTTCACTTGAACGACTACACACAGCTCACTTTAAGGCTGAGGGAACGTAAACATTTAAACAAACAGATATTCTTAATGTTCAACCCTGTGAGCAAGCTCAATTGGGTATATAAATATTTCTTTACAGGCGAGCCTCACAAGAACACACTCATACAACAATCGAGCTACAAAGACAACAAGTTCCTTGATGAGATGACACGCCAAAACTTGGAGGACTTAGCCAGCAGGAACCCAGCCTATTACAAAATATATGCGCTGGGCGAATTTGCTACGCTCGATAAGCTAGTGTTCCCTACACATACTGAAAGGCTCATAAGCCCTGATGAGGTCAAGCACCTACCGTCATACTTCGGCTTAGACTTTGGTTACATTAACGACCCTAGTGCTTTGATACACGTCAAAATAGACACTAGGAACAAGCAGCTGTATATCATCGATGAATATGTTAAGACAGGCATGTTAAACGATGAAATAGCAAATGTAATCAAGCAGTTAGGCTATGCAAAAGAGCGCATAACAGCAGACAGTGCTGAGAAGAAATCAATTGCAGAGATAAAGCGCAAAGGCATTGAACGTATTAAGCCAGCAATGAAAGGCGCTGACAGTATCATGTCAGGCATACAGTTTATAAGTCAGTTCGACATTATAGTCGACGAGCGCTGTACTAAGACGATTGAAGAGCTTAACAATTACACATGGAAAAAAGACAAGAACACAGATGAATATTACAACGAACCCGTTGACACATACAATCACAGCATTGACGCCCTACGCTATGCAGTAGAAGAGCTCATGCTCAAAGACAAGCAAGGCAAAAAAGACGCTAAGCAGCTACGACGCATTAAAAGCTATTTTTAGGAGGTGCAGCATTTGGGCTCACACTATCATGTAACTAATACACATAAATACAATTTGAAGTTTGGCAGAGAGGCAAATAGAGACATTCTTGCTAACTCGCCCGAAGAGCTAGAGAACATTGACGTGCTTAACAGTATTATCAGTGAGCACAAGAACAATCAAGTGCCCCGTTTGCAGGTGCTAGAGGACTACTTCCTAAGCCAAAATACAGGCATACTTGAGGGACAGCGCAGAAAAGACGCAGAGAAAGCTGACCATCGTGCAGTTCATAACTTTGCTAAATACATATCGCAGTTTATTGTTGGGTACCTAACAGGCAACCCGATAACGTTCACTCATGAAGATGATGAGACGCAACAGGCAATATATGACCTGAACGACCAAAACGACGGCGACGCTGTGAACAGTGATGTCGCATTAGACTTGAGCATATATGGTCGTGCATATGAGATTGTGTTCAGAGACGAATACGGAGTCGATAGGTTCATGACCTTAGACCCTAAGAGCACATTTGTCGTATACAACCATGACATTGATAAGAAAGTCATTGCAGGCGTTCGCTACTATGACACAGTAGACAAGGACAGCATTAAGACAAATCACATTGACGTATACACAGATACTCATATTCATCACTATGTAATCAAGGACGGAGCAACTCAGACAGTTGAGAGCTACCAGCACTTTTACAATGATGTGCCAATCGTTGAGTATCTGAACAATAAATTTAAGCAGGGCGACTTTGAGAACGTGCTCAGCTTGATTGACTTGTATGACTCAGCACAGTCAGACACAGCAAACTACATGAGCGACACAAATGACGCAATGCTGGCACTAATTGGCAACGCTGAACTTGACGGCGAGGACGCTAAGGCGTTCAAAGACGCTAACATGATACATATTAGACCTGAAATCAATGCAAACGGTGGCGAGGGCAAAGCTGACGCTAAGTACATATACAAGCAGTATGATGTGCAGGGCTCAGAGGCCTACAAGACTAGATTGCAAGATGACATTCACAAGTTCACGAATACACCTGACATGAACGACGAGAAATTCTCAGGCCAGCAGTCAGGCGAGTCAATGAAATACAAGTTATTTGGCTTAGAGCAGACAAGAGCCACTAAAGAGCGTTTGTTCAAAAAAGGCTTAATGAAACGCTACAAGTTGCTACTCAATAACAAGAACATTGAGGGCACTAAGGCACATGACCATGAAACTATAGACATAGCGTTCACGCCTAACTTACCGAAGTCGCTAAAAGACAATGTGGAAATGGTCAACATGCTTGCTGGTACCGTATCAGAGAAAACTCGACTTGGCCTCTTAGACTTTATCGACGACCCTAGCGCAGAGCTAGAGAAGATACAAGAAGAAGAGGACGAACAGATCGAACGAGCTGACAAACGTGAGTATAGTTTCGAGCCTGTAGCAAACGATGACGGCACACTGGAAGAGTGATAAGCTATGACGACAAACCAGGAATATTGGCGAGAACGTGCTAAAGAGGCCATGAAAAAAGAGACTCAAGACGACAGAGAGGCAATCAAGCGTATCAATGAAGTTGTAGACGAGATGGTAGATGACATTGAGCGTGAGGTGCTGGCCTTTTATGCTAAGTATGCAACAGCTGAGGGCATGACTTTGGAAGATGCTAAAAAGAAAATTGACCGTACTGATATCAGGAAATTAGAGAATAAAGCAAAACAGTATGTAGACAATAAAGATTTTAGCGACAAGGCCAATGAGGAACTCAGACAGTACAATACAAAAATGTATGTGAGTCGTGAGCGTATGTTGCAGATGCAGCTAGGGCTGATAATGACATACGCTACAGCACATCTTGAGAGTCAAATGTATAATTACATGGAAAGTGCGTATTATAGAGAGATACAAAGACAGGCTGGCCTGATAGGAGCAACAGCAAATGTCTCAATTGAGCATGTGAGAGCTGTTATCTTCTCAGAGCTTGACGACGTTGTATGGTCTACTCGTATATGGCGCAACATGGAGCACACTCGAGCACAGGTAAACAAGGCAATCAGACATACAATGCTGAGAGGTCGACACCCTAAAGAGTTTGTCCCTGAGTTGAGAAAGCAGTCAGGAGCAACAGCATATCAAGCTAAAAGACTATTACTAACAGAGACGGCAAGAGTACAGACACAAGCCCAAAAACAGCACTATGAGGCTACAATGGGCGACAGTGCAGAATATGAGTTCCTTGCTTTCTTAGATGACCGCACAACTAACATATGCAGAAGTCATAACGAGAATGTTTATAAGGTTAAAGATATGACACCAGGTGTAAACGCACCACCTATGCACCCTCATTGCAGAAGTTTCACAGTGCCACATGTTGGCAATTGGAGAGACAAGTTTTTCAAAGAGCGTGAGGGTAGATACAAAATAGACGGTTTTGAAATAGAGGCGAATGACAAATATGAGTAATCAAGATACAGGTTATTTGAAATTGATAGCACAGAGCCTACACGGCATACACAAAGAGCTTATCAAGCTAAACAACACGCACCCAGCCAACAGAGCTGAGGGTAAAGCAGAGAAACCAAAAAGCACAAGAGAGTTAGACCCTAAAGACTTTATATAAGCTACTTCCCTATTGCTGGGAGGTGGCTTTTTATTATGCCCAAAACGTGCTGATGGCGTAAAAAGCATGTATGGAAATTAGAGCCGACGGGCTATAAATGGAGGCAATCACATATGACTGACAAATTAAGATTAAACTTACAGCACTTTGCTGAACAATCAGGCGAAGCAGCAGACAATAATAATGAGCAGGCTGGAAACGATGATAACCAGCAAGGTGCTGGCACACAGCAACAAGACGAGGGCGATAATAAAGGCGATGAAAAGACTTTTACTCAAGATGAAGTAAATCAAATCATCGAGAAGCGTATCGCTAGAGAACAAAAGAAAGCTGATGAGAAAGCCAAAGAGGCTGAGAAGTTAGCAAAAATGAACAAAGACCAAAAGGCTGAGTATGAGCGTGAGAAGATGCAAAAAGAGCTCGACGCCTATAAGGCTAAAGAGGCACGCTATGAAATGAAGCAGACAGCTAAAGACATGCTCAAAGAAAAGGACATCACAGCAGATGATGACCTACTCGAAATTGTGACAGCTGACACAGCTGACCAAACAAGCGAGAACGTCAAAGCTTTTACAGATGTGCTTAACAAAATGGTTAAAGAGCAGGTACAAGCTAAGCTGACACAAGGCACGCCTAAGAGCTTTCAAGCTACAGGCTCAATGACTCGTGAGGACATCATGGGCATTAAGGACGACTCAGCACGACAAAGAGCAATTGCTCAAAATAGACACTTATTCTAAACTATCGGAGGTTTTACATAATGGCAGTAGAAAATAACTTAATTGATGTAGAAGCATTAGGGGAAGCAAAGTCGATTGACTTCGCTAACAAGATGGGCGAACGCTTAAATAAATTATTTGAAGCATTAGGCATCACAAATAAAATTCCTATGAACGTAGGCTCAGCATTAAAACAATATCGTTTTAACGTTATCGAGTCAGAGGCTCCTAACGGCAACGTTGAAGAGGGCGAAATCATTCCATTAACTAAAGTTGAGCGTGAGCTAGTGAACATCACAGAGCTTGAGTTCCGTAAGTTCCGTAAATCAACATCAGCTGAGGCTATCCAATCACACGGCTATGACTTAGCAATCAACCGTACAGACGCAGAGCTTATTCGCTATGTACAGAAGAAATTCAGAACAGACTTCTTTGAAACTATCGAGGCAGCTGTGAACAACGCAGACCGTACAAACACAGAAGCGTTATCAGGTAAGAACTTGCAAGGTGCGTTATCTCGTGGCCGTGCTAACTTATCTGTATTACTTGATGATGAAGTGACACCTATCGCGTTAGTAAACCCTAATGACGTAGCAGGACACTTAGCAGATGGTTTCATCAACTCAAACGGTTCTCAATTCGGATTGAATTTATTAACACCATATGTAGGTGTGCAAGTAATCGAGTTCGCAGACGTACCACAAGGCACTGTATACATGACTACAGCTGAAAACTTAAACGTTGCATATGCAAACCCACAAGGCGAAATGAGCAGAGCGTTCAACTTTGCCTCAGACCAAACAGGCTTTGTAGGTGTCATTCATGACATTCAACCACAACGTTTAACAGCTGATACTGTATATGCGTCAGCAATTTCAATGTTCCCTGAAAACGTGGACGCAGTTATCGCTGTAGACATTGAGGGCGAACAAGCTGACGGTGGCTCTACTCCCAGCGAGGCCTAAGGGCGTAAGCGTTAGACCTAACGTAAAATCGGCAAGAATTTCAGTTAAATAATTTTAGGAGGCTATACAATGGCAGACATATTAAAAGTATATCAAGGCGAGAACGTTGTAGGACAAGCTGAGCGTGCAGAAGATGGCACAGCGTCAGTTACGATTGACGGATTAGAGGCTGGAACTGAGTACGCAGCAGGTACATATCAGGTAACTTTCAGTAATGAGGCAGGCGAATCAGCTAAGGTTGACGTGCCAGCTTTCACTACTAAGGAAAGCGCACCAGCAGAACCTCAAAACGTTACTACAGAAACGACAGAGGACTCAGCAGACGTGAGCGCAGAATAAGGAGGCGTTAAGCAATGGCGTACATTGACGGCGTAAAGCTCCTTATAGGTTTGAATGATAATAAGCAAGATGACCAGCTTGAAAAAATAATCGACGTTACGGAAAAACGCTTAATAGCAATGTTACCGAAAGACGTAGAGGCAGTGCCTAGTTCCCTTGATTGGGTCGTCGAAGAGGTAGCAGTTAAGCGTTACAACCGTATAGGCGCAGAGGGTATGAGCTCCGAGAGCATTGACGGTCGCTCAACAAAGTTTCAAGAGAACGACTTCGACGAGTACCTATCAATCATCGAGGACGAGTTCCCGTCTACTTCAAGTAAAAAAGGAAGTATCAAGTTTTATTGAGATATGAACATAGAGCTACCCTTGTTAAAGAGGGTCAAAAGCAATACAACCCTGACATTGGGAAGTATGAAAATGCTGGTCAGCAAGTTTTCGACTCAGTTCCTTGCAACAAGTCGCCTCTCTCGCCTCAGCGTACAGCTGTAGAGTTCGGGGAGGTTACTCGTGATATAAGTATCATAAGACTGAACAATCGTTTTGACGAGCCCGTGACGCACGCCTATATAGATGGCGTTAAATATCTCATCGTTAGGCCTGTAAGATATAGACGAGACACAGTTTTCTATATTGAAGAGGTCAACTAATGAGAATTACAGGCGTAAACAAACTCATTAAGAGAATACAGAGAAACCAACAGACCATTGACGACGACGTCGACTATATCCTCAAGCAGAACGCTAAAGAGTTTGCAGCAGATACAGTCACAGAGGCACGTCGTGTGATGGTCAAAGGTTACTGGACGGGCAACCTTGCTCGAATGGTCGAAGATACGAAACAAGGACAGATGAGTTACATTATCACATCAAACGCACACTATTCAGGCTTTCTTGAATACGGTACTAGGTACATGGAGCCTGAGACATTTATGAAACAGATTTATCAGAAATATAGTGCTCAGGTAAACGCAGACATTGAGAGATTGCTCAAATAAGGAGGGACAAAAGCTAATGGCTAAACAATCAGCAAAATTCGAGTTATTCAATTATCTATTTAAGACTTTCAGAGCGCTGGGGGTTCCTGTTGTACGAACGAAAGAACTTCATCAAGAGCTACCTTATCCGTTTATCGTACTTGAGGTCGTCGAGGACAGTATCGGCGTAATGAGTATTGATAATTATTCGGGTACGCCAACAGTGAGAGCTCACTTGTGGTGCACGGAGGACGACCTTGCCAGCGCTGACAGGGTATACATACAGATACAAGAGACTCTACTAAATGTTGAAAAGCTCCCGTCTTACAGAGTAACTCTCGAGAACTTAGACACAGTAGACGCAACAGACACAACAACAAATCAAACATTGCAGCATACAGTTATAGACGCAACTTACAGAGCGTCATAGGGCAGGCCTAGTCTAAGGCTTGCCTTTTATTATGCTGATAAAACAGGAGGGCATTTATATATGGCAATTAAACAAGGTTCTGACGAGTTAGCGTTAGTCCGTAAGTTAGGCGACGCTACAGAGGCAGACAAAATCATGTGGATTACAGAATTAGAACGTGAAACAGAGCGAGACACAGACATCGAGGCTACAGTTGACGGTTCAGTTAGCTCAGGAGGTACACGTGAGTCAACAGTAACTATCACGTCTTATATGGACGTAGATGACGAGTTAAGTGACGAAATCGAGGACGCAGCAGAGGACGCTGTGCCATATGAATTATGGATTATCAATAAAAAAGTACAAGGCTCAGGCGAGAATGAGGGCAAATATAAGGCTGAGTATCGTCAAGGACATTTCAACTCAATCACTCGTACTAACGAGGCTGACTCTATTGCAGAGTTCGAGACTGAGTTCGGCGTTTATGCTAAGAAACAAAGAGGCTTTGCGTCTCTACCTGAAATCGTAGAGCAAAACAAAGCAGCTTACGGTTTCCACGACACTACAGCAGATGACCCAGCAGACGACGGACTTGCTGACTTACCTGACGAGGATATCCCACAACCTGACGAGGGTGCGACAGGCGAAGAAACTCCCTAAGGCTCCCGAAATCGCTGAGGTAACAACTGGCACGAACGAGGTCAGCATTTCAGCAGAGTAGGGCAAACAACATAATGAGGGCGCTAAGCCCTCTCTTTTTTATTACTAAATTAAAACATACAAGCGAGGCTATTTTTATTATGGAAATTCAATTCAAAGGCAAAACAATCGACTTATCATTCGGCTTTAAAGCGTTATCTATCATCGACAAACGCTTAGGCATGGAAATCGAGCAAATGAGTATCGGACAAGGCTTACAGCTTTTAGTTCCTAACTTAGCGCAAGGCAACCCTATCACTATTGGCGAGGTTATTCTTGCAACAACAGCACATCACAAGAAAGCTCCTCAAGAGTCAGACCTTGACGACATTCTTGACGACATTGCAGAGAATGAGGGCTTTGAGGCGTTCGGCGAGCAAATCATCAAGGAATTGGGAAAGAGACCTACAACCCAAAACCTAGTACCCGACGAGTACAAACCGAAGAAACAGAGCAAGTAAGTGAAGAGTCTGACCCTCTCACATATGACCGAGTAGTCGTTTTGTGTATGAGCGAGTTAGGCATTTACGACATTGACTACATCGACACTATGACTTTACGTGAGTTCAATTATCGCATGTACGCCCTTGAGTATGAGTTGCTCAAAAAAGAGTATGATACTTACAAACTGGCGTTTGCAATCAGAGACGTTGAGGCTAAGCGTGAGGTCGGCGTTGGTAAGAACAAAAAAGAGGAATATATCCTAAGTTCAGTCAATGATTTGATTGATTATCAGAAAAACGTTAAGCGATTGAATAAAGGCTTGCCTATTGAACTTGAGAACCCTGACAGCAAGTCGGATAAAAACAAACCATCGCTAGACGTTTTAAAACAAATCAAAAACCATAATAAAAAATAGATTGGAGGGTATAACGTGGCAAAATCTGAATACAAAATCAGTACCGAGATAGATGCGGACACGTCGAGGTTTAAAAAGCAAATGAAGTCAGCTGAAAAAGTTGCTCAAGACTTTAAACGAGTTGCTGAGAGCATTAAAGATGCTGACATCGGTGCAAATGTTAAAGAGTTTATGTCTAAAATCAGACAGGCTAAGAGCCAATTAAATGACTTTGACGGCTCTGAGGCAGACGCAGACCTTGATTTGAACGCCTCTAGTTTCAATCGCAAGTTGAGCTCAGCAAGTCGTTCGCTCACAGACTTTAGACGACAAGCTGAGAGCGTTCAAGACGCTCGTATAGGTGCGAACATAGCAGAGTTTCAAGCTAAGATGGCAAACGCTAAAAGCAGCTTGAATAGTTTTGACGGTTCGGACGCAAGAGCTAATATTGACGCAAACATTGCGAGCTATGAGTCTAAAATGCAAAGAGCTAAGAGCATTGCTAGAGACTTTAAATCAACGGCTCAGAGCATTAAAGATACTCGTGTCGGTGCAGACATTTCAGAGTTTCAACGTAAGATGGCTAGTGCACGCAAGCAGATGTCATCATTCAGCCGTATGAGAGCTAAGTCTAGCCTAGACGTTGACAGCTCCTCAGCTATCTCGGCTATTGAGAGATTTAAAGCTATATTACGCTCTATACCAAACAGACATCGCACACGATTAACCGTAGACTCAAATGCAGCTATAAGTGCAATTCGTGCAGTGGCTAGTTCCTTAGATAACTTCGAGAACTCACTACACAATATCGCTAACAGAGTTAGAACTGTTGGAACGGTTGCGGCTAACGTGTTCAAAGGTATGTTCCTATCAAGTATCACAGCGTTAGTTCCAGCAATTGCCTCACTTGTGCCAGCATTAATGGCAGTTATGAACGCTATTGCTGTTGTCGGTGGTGGTGCAGCTGGACTTGCTGGTGCATTTGCAACGGCAGGCGCAGGCGCAGTAGGTTTCGGCGCTATGGCCATGAGTGCACTACAAATGGTTGAAGATGGCACGCTGGCAGTTACGAGAGAAGTCGAACAGTATCGCTCAGCAGTCGACAGCCTCAAATCAGCATGGCAAGGCGTTGTGGCTCAGAACCAATCACAAATATTTAACACGTTAGCAAACGCTGTAAACACAGCAAAAGTTGCCTTACAAGGCTTAACGCCATTCTTAGATGGTGTAGCTCGTGGCATGGAAAAAGCCAGCCAGGCTACATTGAAATGGGCTCAAGAGTCGCAAACAGCGACACGTTTCTTTGAAATGATGGGCACAACTGGTGTGAACATATTCAACAATATGCTATCAGCTGTGGGCAACTTCGGCTCAGGCTTTATTGCTCTAATGACTAACCTTGCGCCACTTACTGAGTGGGTATCTCAAGGCTTCAAGAGCATGGGGCAATCATTCAACGAATGGGCTAACAGTGTCGAGGGCAGCACAGCCATTCAGGACTTTACGAACTATGTGAAAACAAACTTGCCAATTATTGGCGAGATATTCAGCTCGACTTTTAAAGGTATATTCAACCTAATGAAAGCATTTGCGCCTAACTCTCAGGTTATATTTGAGTCACTAGCTCAAATGGCCAACCGTTTCGAGCAGTGGAGCGCAACTATTGCAGAGTCGGACGGGTTCCAGCAATTCGTTGAGTACGTGCAAACAAATGGCCCTGTATTAATCAGCCTTATAGGCAATATTATCGACGTACTTGTGAACATAGTCGTCGCATTGGCTCCTCTAGGTGCTAAAGTGCTACAAGTCGCTGAGGCATTCTCAGCATGGCTAGCAGAGCTTACAAGAGTGCACCCTATTGTCGGCGTGCTCATTGGGGTTATAGCCTCACTATCAGGCGTATTTATGGCATTATGGCCAGCAATTCAGTTTGTGATACAGGTTATCGCTCCTTTAGTATCAGGCTTTATGAGGTTCGTTGGCGTTGGCCAAATCGTTCAAGGTCTATTATCAGCAGTAGGCGCGGCATTTGGTGCGTTGAGTGCTCCTGTGTGGGCAGTCATCGGCGTAGTGACAGCGCTTATAGGCATATTCACAGCACTTCTTGCTAGCTCAGAGCAGCTAAGAACGCAAATGATAGCTGCCTGGAACGCAATCAAAAACGCAGTAATGCAGGCTGTACAGGCAATAATCCAGTTTGTATCTCAATTGATTTCAAGAATACAGACAATCGTTGCGCCATTAGTTCCGATTTTCCAAAATACATGGAATCAAATTGTGGCGGTAGTCGAGGCAGCAGTCAACTTAATCGCGCCAATCGTGCAGCAGACGTGGAATACCATTAAGGCCGCAACGCAGGTAGCGTGGGAGCTTATTAAAATGGTCATCACAGTTGCGATGGAGGTAGTAGTTAGTACCATAACAGCGCTACTTCAAATCCTAGCGGGTGATTGGTCAGGCGCATGGCAGACGATTAAATCAGCAGGCGAGGCTATTTGGCAGGCTATCGTTACAGCAGCACAGAATATTTTTAATATTTTAAAAACATGGCTTATGAATTTATGGAACTCTATTAAGCAAAATGCCATAACAGCGTGGAACGCGCTTAAAGGTCAAGCATCTAGCATATGGCAGAGTATCGTTACAGGTATTCAGTCCGTAGTTCAAGGACTTGTTGGCATATTAAGCTCTATTTGGTCAGCAATCACTAGCACAGCGTCGTCAATGTGGTCATCATTGGTTGGCATAGCGTCCTCAATTTGGGGTTCACTTGTCAGCACAATAAGCTCTATCGTATCTAGTATTGTGAGTGTCGTAAGCTCAGCATGGTCGGTGATTGCTAGCACGACATCATCAATATTTAGTTCGATAGCATCAACAGTATCAAGCATTTGGTCGTCAATCGTGAGTGCAATCAGCTCATTCATTTCAAGTATTGTTAGCACAGTTTCGAGCGGTTGGAATAATGTAATGAGTACGATTTCATCAATTCTAAGCTCAATAGCCTCAACGGTATCAAGTATTTGGTCATCTATCGTGAGTGCGATTTCATCATTTATTTCAAATATTGTGAGTACGGTTTCGAGCGGTTGGAATAATGTTTTAAGTACCATTTCATCAATACTAAGCTCAATAGCCTCAACGGTTTCGAGCGTTTGGTCATCAATCGTTAGTACGATAAGCTCGTTCATATCATCTATTGTCAGCACAGTCACATCAGGCTGGAATAGCGTACTAAGCGCAATCACATCAGCAATGAGCGGCATTATTAGTGCAGTAACATCAGGCATGAGCAGCGTAGTGAGTGCAGTACAATCAGGCGTATCAAACGCAGTGAGTGCAGCTAAGTCATTCGTTGGCGCAATGGTGTCAGCAGGTAGCGACTTAATCAGAGGTATGATAAACGGTATCAAGAGCATGGCAGGCTCATTAGTCAGTGCAGCTAAAGGCGTTGTATCTAACGCTGTACAAGGCGCTAAGTCATTACTAGGTATACATTCACCGTCTAAAGTGTTCAAAGAAATCGGTCAATACACGATGCAAGGTATGCAAATAGGCTTGAATGACAGAGGCAGAAAAGTTGTAAGAGACACAAGCAGAATTGCGCAACAGATGTCACAAGGTTTCAACCCTAACTTACAGGCTAGACCTGCAGTTAAAGGCATTAATCGTGAATTGAACAACCTATCTACACGTGGTCATGTAACGGCAAATCACACAACAACAGTTAAGGCTGAGCCTAGCACAATGAATTTACGCATACAGCTAGACACTGACGACGAAGTTCTAACAGCTAAAGTGAACGGCGTAAATGCACGCGACGGCGAAGTTCTATCATTCTAACAAGGAGGTGTGACCTATCGACCTAAAAATCACACGACAAAACGGCGACACGTTCACACTAGGTGAGTACGGTGTAGACGTCACTGACGTTGTGATTAGTGGTATTGAAATGGAGGAGCAAACCCGTGATATACAAGGGCTGCATGGCACTTTTGACATGGGGGCGACATACAAGGGGCGCGAGGTAAGCGTTCCTTTTTCCTTTCAAGGTCAGAATTTGGCCTCATATCCACTATTCAGAGATTTAATATACAAACTCACAACAAAAACTGAGCCTTTTTATATTCAGGAATTACGCAGGCCTCAAGTAGCAGGCTATACGTTCAAAGATGTTAAGAACTCAAACGCAGTATCAATTGACCAGTACGGCAGAGATACGGTATTCGATGAAACGCAATCAGAGAACGAGGTCAGCACAGGCAAACGCTACCTTGTGAGGCTTTCAGGCGCTACTGAGATAGAGCAATCAGCTCATACGTCTAAAGGCAAAGGCGAGCTATCGTTCCATACGACAGAGCTGCCCTTTGCTGAAAGTGTTGGCACGTCAAAAGATTTAGAGCGTGACGGATTACACTATACAGAAAACCCTATTTGGTCATATGGCATGGGGTTGAGCCGAGACCCTGCAACAAGACAGTACACATTCGATGTGAACACAGGCACAGAGTTCGATGTGTACAATATCGGCGATGTACCTATCGACCAATTTAACCAGCATTTAGTTTTAAGGCTTAATTTCAATCAAGATTTAGACGACACTATAGAATTTGGCTTTAATGGTACTGACATTCACATTGACGGCTCAGAGGCTAACATCAGCGCAGGTGACACAGTAACCTATGAAGTTGGCGGCTATTTCAACAATGGCCTAAGCATATTAAATGCAACAAATTACAAAATACCCGAGATGCAAGCGGGTTTGAATAAATTAATGTTTGACGACACTTATGACTTAACTGTCGAGGTTGAGTGTCGTTTTTACTACTTATAGGAGGTCATGACAATATGGCAAGAAAAGAAATCACTACACCATTAGACCTGAAAAACCTTGATAATCATAATTATAACTATGATGAGCTATATGGCTTAATTGATGAAACTGACAGACGTATCAGTGAGGATATGTGGGAAGAAATTAAAGGCGCTAACACGATGAAAATGCTTGAGCCAGTACAAACGGCTGCAGACTTACCAAGTGAGGCGGCTGATAAGTCACTTATCACTGTTATTGACGAGCAGCGCGTTTACGGTTTCGTAAATGGCGAATGGCAACCGTTCAGCGAGATAGACCTCGACCCGTTCGAGCCATTCAAAGATGAGTTAGCTGAAATCGTCGCAGCCTATGAGGATAAAATACAAAGTATTACTCAAGAGGTGCAATCTACAAAAGACTCAGCAATAGACTCTATAGAAAGCACACAGAGCCAATCTGAGAGCAATATAAGCCAAACGGAACAAAGCGCCATAAATTCAGTTAATCAAGCACAGCAAGCGGCTGAGAGCCAAATAAGCGATAGTACAGAGGCGCTGCAAGGTAAAACGGAAGAACTAACGAGCATGTTCAACGATTACTTAGAGCAGCTCACTAGCAATCAAGATACTACACTTGCTGAGGTGGATAGCGCTAAGCAAGAGGCTATAGCAGCCCTTGAGAACTTCCAAAACACAGATACAAGCAATTGGCAGAAATTCAAACTTACAAATGACGACGGTACAGTTAAAGACTTATCGGGTGTTGATTGGGCGGACACGGCTCAGCTTGATGCTTTAGATGTGGGGGTATACTACTCTACTACAGGTGTAAACATTCCTGTCGGGGCGTCAAGCTATAATGCTTTTATAACTGTTACTAAGAGAGTGGGCGAGGGCATTAAACGTATAGAGTACAAACCTTATAACTCTACTCAAACATTCATAAAGCGATTTTATGAAACATGGAGCGACTGGGAGCCATTAGGTGGCACTAAGGTCGCACTATTCGACGGTAGCATTAATGGCGTAGGCAGTGTTGTAAAACTTAATGACGACCTTAGTAAATACAGCGCATTAATCATATCGGGGAGCGTTCCTGGTGGTACTTTTAATGAGCTAGTGCTTACAGAAACAATAGGCTCTGATGTATCTATACAAAAACTCAACCTTAGAAATTCAAGTGGTCAATTCTTAGGTATCTATGAGGTAAATCTTAATGTAAAAGACAACCAAACATTGGAAGTCACAAACGATGTTTCATGGGACGAAGTGAGTGGAAGTGGCTCAGGCGAGGGAAGAGACGCATACTCATTTATACACATTGAGGGGTGGAAATAATGGAAGATACAGAGGTAATCCAAACAGTTGATATAAAAATAAACGAAAGTAATGAAATTGTAGCGTACGCAAAAATAGGTAATGTGGGGGGCTTTGAAATCTCAGAGAATAAACTCCCTGATGATTTCTTCAATAACTTTAGGCCTAGTTTTTATCTATATGTAGACGACCAAATTAAAGAAAATGAGAATTATGAGCCACCGAAAATAGAGCAGAGCTCAGGCATGTCAGAATTAGAGTCACTAAAAATGTTAGTGACGCAGCAGTCAGCTCAAATTGCAGAGCTACAATCTAAATAATTAGGAGGACAGGCACATGGCATTTGATTGGCATAAGAGCAACCTAATTTGTGCTCAAAACTTTTTTAACATTGGCATTGAGCCTACTTGGCTAGTACCTAATCAGATTAGTCAAAAAGAATATGACGAACTTAAAGAACAGTATTTCAGAAAATAAGAGGTGCATTAAATGGCTTTAATACTTAAAGACTTAGACGGTAACGCCTACCCTGTCGAGACTGTAACAAATCACACAGTCAAAATGAATAGTGACGGTATGCTGACTTTCAACGTGATTGAAAATGACCAAACAGCGCATTTCATCAATGATATTTCTAAAATGTGGCGAGTTGAAAACGTGACAGGCAAACCTGACGACATGGTTTATGTTGTCGTTATCGCAAACCGAAAAGCGTATAAAGACAAGCAAGTCGTGCAAATCACAGCAAAAGAGGAGCAATTCGACTATTTAGAAACGCACAGGGTGTATGAGAACATCACAGGCAGCCGCACAGGCGTAGGTTTCCTTGATTATATATTCGACGGCACGCCTTACAGCTACACGCTGCTATCAGGCGTATATGCTAAAGAGTGGGAAAACGCAGGTGACGGACAAAGCAAGTTTGAAATGTTTCTCAATTGGCTAGAGCGTTACGGTTTCGAGTTCCAATATGAGCCAGCCTCAAAGAATTTCAAGTTGGGCGAGCGTATATCACGCCGTCCAGCTTACTATATTTCTAAAAGGCTGAACGCAAACGACATCAGTTTTGAGGAGGACGCAACAAACTTTTATACCTATGTTCAGGGCTATTTTGATTATGAGGGGTCTGACAATCTACACGAGGCGAACTATAAGCTAGAATATCCTCAAGGCAAAGAAAGCCCAATGATAGAGCTATTCGGTATTAGAGAGGCGCCACCTGTTACTGACGGACGTGTGACAGACAGAGACCTTATGGACGATATGATGAGGCAGCAAGTTGAGCAATCGCTCAAGATGAGCATTGAGCTTGATTTCGTAACGCTTGGCAAAAATTATCCGTTCGCACAACCTGAAATCGGCGACGAGATACCTGTCATTGATGAAACAATCAACTTTAACAGATTGCTTAGAATACAAGAGATTAAAACAACACGAGACGCGCATCATAAAGTTATTAAACAAACAATCGTGGTCGGCGACCCTAAACGTGAAACAAGATACAAGCAAGCGCAATCAGGCGCTATATCCAACATGAATGATTTGCTTGCAGGACGTACGAAAATAAAAGAGTCAGTGCTGCCTGCAGCTATCAAAGAGTCAACTCAAATGCTAATGGACACAGCAAGTGAGTTGTCATTCAGTGAGCAGGGCATCATGGCCGTTGATAAAGACAATCCTAACTATGTAACGTTGATTAATTCAAGCGGTTTAGGTGTCAGCAAAGACGGCGGCGAAACGTTTCACAATGCAATCACACGCGGTCAGATTAATGCCGACTTGATTACAGCAGGCTCATTAAATGCTGATTACATCAGAGGCGGTACACTAGACGCAAATCTTGTCAATGTGGTCGGCGGCGACAGTGAGAAATATATCACAATGCAAAATGATGAAATGACTCTATATGGTACTTATAAGCGTACATGGCAAAGTGAACAAACTACTAATAATGTATTCACAAGATTTAAAGACGGCCATTTAAGATTTAGAAATAATGATGAAGACCGTTCTATCTATGTTTCTGATTTCGGCATATCTACCTATCTCGACGGAAATTCTCGAGAGGCCTCAGGTACACTAGAGTTCTTTGATTACACATATGACAGCAGTGCAAGAGGTGTGACGTTGCAATCAGGGCTAGGCGTTGTCGCTTTAAGGTCTGACTCTAACAGAATGGTCATAGAGGCTGATGACACGGTCAATATAGGCAGTAATAAATATTCTATTTATATGCGACCTTTTTCATCAACACGTATGGGCGTAAATGAGTTTCAATTTTACGTTAAGGACAACCCTGACGCAACTGCAACAGATGGAGCGTTGCTATACGGAAATTTAACAGGCTCGGGAACACGCATGGGCTCAGGTCTAAGGTTTAGTAAGCAGTTACCTGTTGTGTACGCTACAAACGATAACGGCGATATAGGCAGTGGCTATTTTTATGGCGCAGGCTTTCAGGGCGACTGGATGGCCAAAAATTCAAACGTTTACGCTTGTGTTGATGGTGCACTAAGAGTTACTGATATGAAAGGCTATAACAATGGCTTTCCTAACTATAAAGATATTCAAGCTAAAGACATTCAAGCGGGCTCTATAAGAACTATGAGCGGCAATTTCTATATTGGCGTATCAACTAATGAGCTGAGGGTCACAAATAACCTCTTATACAACGGCGGCGACATCGGCTATAAGCCTATAAGAGCCTCAGCCTTTAATGATGCCTCTTTAGCAGAATATAAGAGAGATATTAAAGCATGGAACCATGACGCACTCACGGACATCACAGAACGCACACAGCTGTACTCGTTTAAATATAAAGATGACGAGAAGAACAAGCAACACTACGGTTTAGTTATCGGCGACGGTTACGAAACGCCTGAAAGTCTGATTGACGATGACGGCGTAAACCTTTATGACATGCTCGCTCATTCATATAGAGCAATTCAGCAATTAAACGAAAAATTGGAGGCATTATCTAATGGCAAATAATGAACAAGATATTGAAAAAGCAGTATTACAAAGCAGATTGTTTGAAGAAATTCAACGCGCAGTGCAGTTACAAATTGAACTAGAGGCAACTCATAGAGAGCTAGAGGCTTACAAAACTCAGCAAAACTATAACGACGAGTAGCATTGGCAGGTGTAACTTTGGCAGATGTAGGGACAAAAGATATTGAGCGTAGGGTCAACATATTGGAGGATAAAAACCGGTATAACGACAAACGCTTTAAGGACATTGAAGAAAACATTAAAGAGGATAGAAAGGAAGTAGACGAAACAGTCAAAAAATTGTATACCTCTTTAGAAGAAATCAAACAAAGCCAGCACACGCAAGAAAAGACAAATTTGAAAATGGACTATACTCTTAATTCAATTAACCATGAGCGTGAGATTGAAAAAGAAAACAAAAAGCAAAGTCAGAAAGATTTTAAGCAATTACGCTTCATGATGTTAGGTACAGTTGCAACGCTTTTTGGGTCTTTACTATTGGCTTTAATTCGTAGCTGGTTAGGCATTTAAGGAGGTGAGGCAAATGTTAAACTTTTTATTTGAGCATGTAACTTTAGGCGCAAGTTTTTGGGAATGTTTTTGGTTTGGAAGTTGTAAATAATTAAGACGAAGTCGGCACATTGTGTCGGCTTTTTATTTTCTAGGAGGTTTTTATAAATGGAACAAATTATTGCATTTGCGGGCGTGATTTCAGTTATCACAATCGCATTAGTACAAGTATTAAAGAAATTGAATGTAGTGCCTAAAAACTGGCTACCTGTTGCAGGTATGCTTATCGGTGTAGTTATTGGCGGCGTGACTGTTTTCATTCCTGAAATTGTTTCAGAATTGTCTATTGGAGGTCGCTTATTGGCTGGTCTGATTAGTGGCTTAATGGCTACAGGTATTTGGGAAACATTCAAAAACCGCGAGGGAACTAAGGCAAATAAAATCGGAGGCGGTGCTAAGTAATGGCAAGAAAACATATAGGTAAATGGAACGGCGTAGACGTTTATTTCGACTTATTGCCAATTGGAACAAGACGAAGTGGTCAAAAACTCACAACAGGCACACCAGCGTTCGCAGTAGCGCATGACACAGGTAACAAAGGCACTACAGCACAAAACAATGTGGACTATTACAGAAATTCATACAACATTGACTGGGCGCTTGTAGCAAGTGCGCATATTTTCGTTGATGACAAAGAGGCAATCGTTTGCATACCCGTAACTGAGAAAGCATGGCACGTGGTGTACAATGCTGTTACGGATAATAACTGGTACGGCCTAGACGCAAATGATGCAGCGTTTGGCGTTGAGGGCTCATATTTCACAGATAAGGCACGCTCTAAGAAGTCACTTGATAACTTGGCTCGAGTGCTGGCATACCTTTGTGACTATTGGAAAATAGACCATAAAACAGAAATGCCAGGTCATCAAAATATACAAGCAGGCAAAGTCGACCCCGGTAACTTACTCGAGGCAGCAGGTTACAGCCGTAATATAAGCAATCTTGATAAATTAGTAAACAAATACATAGGTGGCGTACAGGAAGATGACAACATGCCTGATGAGGTGAAAGAGCCGACAAAAGAAAAACCGACACAGTCGCCTCAATCGCAAGTTAAGCTGAAAGAGGCTATCGAGTACATGCACAGCATGAGAGGTCAGCTCATTGATTTTGATAGAGAGTTTGCTTATCAGTGTGTCGATGTTATCACTGATTTTGTGCATCATGTTACAGGCGGCGTGAGATTTTGGGGCAATGCAAAAGACCTCATCAACAATGTTATGCCTAAAGGCTGGAAAGTTGTCAAAAACACGCCTGACTATATCCCACCTGTTACAGCAATTGCTGTGTACACTGAGGGCATCTATAGCAAATGGGGTCACACAGGCCTAGTGTGGGATAACTCAGGAGGCACTGAAACATTTACTATCTTAGAGCAGAACTATGACGCTCAGGCTAACAGTCCTGCAAAGCTAAGAGTAGATGACTATTCAGGCTTAACGCACTTTATCGTCCCTGACTTTGCTGACGACAGTGTAGACCTTGCAGACATCGGCACAGTTAAGCCTAAAGAGGCGAAAACAGGCAAAGCCTTGAAACTTAACTCAATACCCCCTCAAAGACTTACATGGTCAAATCAAGCCTATTTCAAAGCAGTTGCGGACAATGCAGGGGCTACGATTTGCAGACCTAACCACAATAATGTGATGACGTTGACTAACGAAGAATACGGACAAGGTGACGTGTTCTATGTTTATGAAATTCGTGACGGCTGGGCGCGTGTTTACAGCCCTAGCAATGATGGTTATGTTTGGCATGAGCGTTTACGCATTATAGAGGTATACAAGCCAGCAGGTGGCGACAGCAAACACGACAAACCTGACAAACAGGCTGTAAGTCAAAAAGAGAAAGCGAAGAAAGCTAGTAAGCTAAGAGTGGGAGGTATTCCACCCGCTACAATCAAATGGGGTCGCAGCGCTAAGTTCAGAGGTAAACTCGACTACTACGGTGCTGCAATCGCAAAACGTTCAGGCAAAAAAGGTAATTACAGCTGGAGCGTGACAAACGAAACTTATCCAGCAGGTTATGACGATTTCTATATATTTGAAATATTAGACGGCTGGGCTCGTGTTTACAGCTCAAGCAATAACGGCTGGGTGTGGCATGAGCGCCTAAGAGTTGTTGAAATTTACTAAAATTTGTTATTATAAATATACTCCACTTAGTTAATATTATATTATTTTTCAGGGTAGGCACTTCGGTTTGTGCTTGCCCTATTTTTTTTATGCAAAATATATTCATAATATATGCAAAACAGGCATTTTATTGCATAAATATGTGCGTTGCCCTAAAAGTTATCTCGAAATCGAGGCGTTGCCACCCGTTGCCACCCGTTGCCTTGATTAGCACCTCTGGGCAACGGGTCAATACTTACAGCCCGTTGAGGTTTAAGGGTACTGTGTCCCTCGTTCCATTTTTTTCTCTAATAGAGTTAAAATATAGTATAGGGAATATAGAGAGTGTATTATTACATAGGCTATTCCCTAACACGTATTTTTATAAGTTTGGGAATTATTTTTTGCGATTTTTGGGCAACGCAAGGGTTGAGCCTTAGAGGCGCAAGGGTTTTGTCCAGTTTCCACCTTAAAAATGGGTGGCAACGCAGAAATTTTGCATAAAATGTATAAAAATATGTTTAAAATATAAAGACAAAGTGCAAACAAAACTAGGCAACTTAAAGTGTGAGATAGAAAAAGCATAATGTATTTTGTGAGGGTTGAATTACTTTTATATTGGGAGGAAAAATGGTAAACATACAAAAAAGAATTGAGGAAGCAAGAAACAAAGGAGAAGTAAAAGCAGTTATAACTGCTCAAGGGTACACTGAACGATTAAATGCAATAGATGAGCTTCATGAATTAGGGTATGAGTTTGATACTGCTGAGGTGATAAAACCGAATTCTATAGAAAAAGCATTTAATATTACAGTGTATGTACCGCCTTTTGTATAG